CGCCAGCCCGGCCGCGTGCCCGACCGCCAGCCCGGCCGCCAGCCCGGCCGCCAGCCCGGCCGCGTGCCCGACCGCCAGCCCGGCCGCGTGCCCGACCGCCAGCCCGGCCGCGTGCCCGACCGCCAGCCCGGCCGCCTGCCTGCCAGCGCCCGCGCGCCGCCAGGGCGGGGGGGCGGGCCCCGGCCGCACCGGTCATCGGTCACGAAGGGTTTGCACAAACTTTTTTTTTAATTTAAAAATGACGGATGACCTGGCACTCCATTCCTCACGAACCGCGCAAACTGACCGCGACCGAGGCGCGGCTGGACGCAATCTATGACGCCGCCCGTCGCGGGCTTAAAGGCGACACGCTTGCCTTGGCGTCTGGCTTGCTCCCGTCCGAGTACCGCCAACTCTGCCAATTTGACCCACTAGCCGAACTGGCAGAACTCAAGGGCCGCGCGGATGGCGAGATGGAGCTGTCGGGCATCCTGCATGACGCCGCCTGTGGCGGAGACGCGAAGGCGGCGCTTGAGATCCTGAAGCACGTCCACGGCTGGGTCGCAAAGCAACAGATCAGCGTGGATGTCGAGCAGCGCATCAGCATCACGGGCGCGCTTGAGATGGCGCAGACGCGAGTGCTTGAGGGCCTGTACACCGTCATTGAGGACACGCACCATGCAGACGACGCAGTACAGCTCGGACGAAGAGATGCTCTTGATGAGCCAGCTCTGGTCCAAACAGATCAAGGACGACCCGCTGGCGTTCGTCCTGTTTTCGTTCCCATGGGGCCAGAAGGGAACGCCGCTTGAGCACTTCACCGGCCCGCGCAAGTGGCAGCGCGAGGTGCTGCGCGAGCTAGGCGAGTCGATCAAGGCTAACGACGGCAAGATCGACTTCAACACGTTCAGGATGGCGACCTCATCGGGGCGCGGTATCGGCAAGTCGGCGTTGGTGAGCTGGCTGGTCATCTGGATGTTGAGCACCCGCATCGGCGGGTCCGTGATCGTGTCGGCCAACTCGGAAGCGCAGCTCCGGTCGGTCACATGGGCGGAGATCACCAAGTGGCTCAGCATGTCCTTGAACAGCCACTGGTTTGAGGTCAGCGCCACACGGCTGATGCCGGCCAAATGGCTGACCGAGCTGGTCGAGCGCGACCTGCGGATGGGCACGCGCTACTGGGGCGTCGAAGGGCGGCTGTGGTCTGCGGAGAACCCCGACTCGTACGCGGGGGTGCACAACATGGCGGGCGTCATGCTGGTGTTCGACGAGGCGTCGGGCATCGACGACGCCATCTGGTCGGTCGCGGCGGGGTTTTTCACGGAGAACACACCCAATCGGTTCTGGCTGGCGTTCTCCAACCCGCGCCGCAACAGCGGGTACTTCTACGAGTGCTTCAACTCCAAGCGGGACTTCTGGCGCAACAAGATCGTGGACGCCCGGTCGGTCGAAGGGACCGACAAGCAGGTCTACCAGCAGATCATCGACGAGTACGGCGCGGACAGCAGCCAGGCGTACGTCGAGGTGTACGGCCAGTTTCCGAACGCATCGGACGACCAGTTCATCGGGTCGGTCACGGTAGACGAGGCCATGCGCCGGCCACCCAGCAAGGACCTGTCGGCACCCATTGTGATCGGCGTGGACCCGGCGCGGTTTGGGTCCGACAGCACGGTCATCGCCGTGCGGCAGGGCCGCGACATCATTGCGATCAAGCGGCACAAGGGCGACGACACCATGGAGACCGTGGGGCGGGTCATAGAGGCCATCGAGGAGTACAAGCCCGCCATGGTCGTCGTGGACGAGGGAGGGCTGGGGGCGGGCGTCGTAGACCGCCTGAAAGAGCAACGGTACAAGATCAGGGGCGTAAACTTCGGAACAAAGTCGAAGAACCCGCTGATGTGGGGGAACAAGCGCGCCGAGATGTGGGGCGAGATGCGCGAGTGGCTCAAGACGGCCAGCATCCCGAACGACCGCTACCTGAAGAGCGACCTCATCGGGCCTATGATGAAGCCCGACTCGCGGGGTACGATCTTCTTGGAGAGCAAGAAGGACATGAAGTCGAGGGGGCTGGCGTCACCCGATGCGGCGGACGCCATCGCGGTGACGTTTGCGTTTCCGGTGGCCCGGCGCGAGGCCATTGACCGCAACCCGCGCAGAGGGTACTCTGCCGCTGGAATTTCAACTTCTTGGCTTGGAGCCTGACATGGCTAACACAAAACCAATCGGCGTCGCGTTCGAAGACCAGAACATCATCGGCGCGGATTTTGTTAGCGCCGGAACAGTGTACGCTACCGGCGAAATTGGCTACACCGCCGCCGCGCAGGGGACGGTCACGCAGGCCACCAGCAAGTCAACCGGCGTCACGCTGAACAAGTCGGCTGGTCAGATCACCCTGAACGCTGCGTCTCTGGCGGCGACAACAACGGTGACGTTTACGCTGACGAACTCGACCATCAGCGCCAAGGACATCGTCATCTTGAGCATCGCAAGCGGTGGCACGGCTGGCGCGTACAACGCGTATGTCAGCGGTCTGGCTGCGGGTTCGGTTGTGCTTGCGCTGCGCAACGTTACGGCTGGCGCGCTGGCGGAAGCGGTCGTGCTAAACTTTGCTATTCTCCACTGCTCGTAATGGCTAAAAAATCCGTCTCACTGTCCGTTGGACGCGGCGAAAAGCTCGCCACCAAGGAAGGCGCGGGGCTGACGGCCAAGGGCCGCGCCAAGTACAACGCAGCGACGGGCAGCAAACTGAAGCCGCCCGCGCCGAACCCCAAGACGGACGCGGACAAGGGGCGTAAAGCTAGCTTCTGCGCTAGGATGAGACCTATCGCAGAAAAAAGTGAAAGCGGCAGCCGCGCGAAGGCGTCTATGAAGAGGTGGAACTGTGGCTAACAAACCGGGACTGTACGCCAACATCAACGCCAAGAAGAACCGCATTGCAGCCGGTTCAGGCGAGAAAATGCGCAAGCCGGGCGCGGCTGGCGCTCCGACTGCCAAGGCGTTTAAGGAATCTGCCAAGACCGCTAAGCCTATGGCCAAAAAGGGCAAATGATGGCTGCGAACGACGTAGAAGCTGCCGGTAAGGTCTCCGAAGCTGACGACCACGACCGTCTGGCGACTATGCGCTCGCGGTTTACGATGGCGTTGTCGGCCTACTCGGACAGCCGCGAGGACGAGCTGGACGACCTGCGCTTCATGGCGGGGTCGCCCGACAACCAGTGGCAGTGGCCCGCCGACGTGCTGGCGACCCGTGGCTCCGTACAGGGCCAGACGATCAACGCGCGGCCGTGCCTGACGATCAACAAGCTGCCGCAGCACGTCCGTCAGGTGACGAACGAACAGCGCCAGAACCGGCCAACCGGCAAGGTCATCCCGGCGGACGACAAGGCCGACGTGGCCGTGGCGGAAATCTTCGACGGCATGGTGAGGCACATCGAGTACATTTCGGACGCCGACGTGGCCTACGACACCGCTTGCGACAACCAGGTCACTTACGGCGAGGGCTACATCCGCCTGCTGACGGAATACTGCCGCGAGGACAGCTTCGATCAGGATTTAAAGATCGGGCGCGTCAGAAACTCGTTTTCGGTCTACATGGACCCGACGATCCAAGATCCGTGCGGTTCGGACGCCAAATGGTGTTTTCTGACGGAAGACCTGACTAAAGAAGAATACGAGCGCATGTTTCCGAACGCCTCGCCGGTCAGCTCCATGATGTCGCAGGGCGTGGGCGACCAGTCGTTGAGCCAGTGGCTGAGCGAGGACACGGTCCGCATAGCGGAATACTTTTATTTTGAGCACAAATCGGTCAAGCTCAACCTGTACCCGGACAATGTGACCGCTATCGACGGCACGCCGCAGGACAAGCAGCTAAAGCTGATGTTCCAGAAGCCGATACGCAGCCGGAATGTCGATAAAAAGCAGGTAAAATGGCTTAAAACCAACGGTTTTGAGGTCTTGCAGGAGCAAGATTGGGCCGGAAAGTGGATTCCGGTCATCCGCGTTGTTGGAAACGAATGGGAAGTGGACGGGCAGCTCTACGTGTCCGGTCTGGTGCGCAACGCCAAGGACGCGCAGCGCATGTACAACTATTGGGTGAGCCAAGAAGCCGAAATGCTGGCTCTGGCCCCCAAAGCGCCGTTTATCGGCTACGGCGGGCAGTTTGAAGGCTACGAAAACCAGTGGAAGACGGCCAATACGACCAATTGGCCCTACCTTGAGGTCAATCCCGATGTCACAGACGGCGCAGGATCGGCTCTACCGCTGCCGCAGCGTGCTGCACCGCCGCTCGCTCAGACTGGCCTTATACAGGCTAAGATGGGTGCTTCGGACGACATCAAGTCTACCACGGGTCAGTACGACAGTTCACTTGGCGCGGCCAGCAACGAACGGTCAGGCCGAGCCATTCTGGCTCGTGAAAAACAAGGCGATACGGGTACGTATCACTACGTAGATAACCTTTCGCGGGCCATCCGCTACGTCACGCGGCAGCTCGTGGACATAATTCCTAAAATCTACGATACAGAGCGTGTTGCGCGCATCGTTGGCCTCGACGGCGAAGTTGGCATGGTCAAGGTTAACCCGCAGCAACCGGAGCCTGTCAAGTCCATCATGGACCAGACGGGCATCGTGATGGAGAAGGTCTACAACCTGTCGGTTGGTGTGTACGACGTGTGCGTCACGACCGGGCCGGGCTACATGACCAAGCGTCAAGAGGCGCTGGACGCCATGTCGATGCTGCTTCAGTCGAACCCGGACCTCTGGAAGGTCGCTGGCGACCTGTTCATCAAGAACATGGATTGGCCGGGCGCGCAGGAGATGGCGGCACGGTTTGCCAAGATCATTGACCCGAAGGTCATGGAAGGCGAAGATCAGTCCCCTGAGATGCAGCAGGCCAAGCAGCAGATTGAGGCCATGACGCAGCACATGCAGCAGATGGAAGGCATGTTGAAGCGCGTCGAGCAGTCAATGGAAGCCCAACAGCTTGACATCAAGCGGTTCGACTCGGAAGTGAAGGC